TCAATTGACAAAAGGTATATTTTTTAAATACGAAACAAGTAAAAAAAAAATAGGTAAAAAAAAGAAAATTATGAATATTGATGAATTACCTGTATATTTTACGTAAATTATAACACTTCTATTTGTTTAAATTTACCACCCCCCAATCCACATTTTTTTTTAAATGCCTCTTTATCGAATTCTTTTAAATTTGAACAATCATGCTGAGATTGTAATCTATGTTTAGAACAAAAATTTGCTCCACATTTACAAGTCATTTGCTGTTCTGCAATATTTAATTTTTTTTTACATACATTACATCTATTAAGTTTTATTTTTTTCTTTTTCTTTTTCTTTTCAACCTTTTTTTTAGACTCTTTATTATTTACCGTTATTTCAGGTTTCGGGGGATATAATTGGAGAAGTCCAAAATTATTAATTTCTGAATACCGATTTTGCATAATATATAGTTATAAATTAAAATAACCATATATTTTTAATTCAATTTAATTATCAGTCTTATCATCATCTGTCTTTAATTGATTTTCTAATTCTTCTTTTTTCTTATAATATTCTTTATAATCAAAGGCTTCATCTCTTTTTAACCCACCATCAAATAATTCTTTTCTTATATCAGCACTCGAAACTTCTTCTCCTTTACCTGTTAAATTATTTTCAATTGTATTATTTATACCAATTAGATTACCATCTTTATCAATATTTTGTGTTAATTTATTGCCTGTTTTTTTTGCTAATTTTTTATTTTCTTCTATTGCTTCTTTCTTTTTTTCAGAAATACGTTTTTCAAATTCTGATTTCGCAAAAGCTTCATTTTTATTTTTTTCGCTCATCAATTGATTTAATTCCTCTTCTAAATATTCAACACGTCCTGTTTTATATGCTTCGGGTTCCCAAGGCACCCACATACCAACTGGTCCCACATAAACATCGTGACTAGGATCTGTTTCTCTTAATAATTTAGCTCTTAATTCTGCTTCTTCCTGTGTAGAATAATTACCTCTATTTTTTACACCACGTGTATTTGTTTGAAAAGAATGTGCTCTTCCAAATTCTTCTTCTAACCTTTCTTCATTTACATCTAAAAAATTTTTATATTCATCTCGCACGTATTGAACTGTAGCTAAATCTTTTTCCTCATTTAAATATTCTTGAAAATCGGCTGTTAATTTTGGAAAATCCAAAGAATATTTATAAGAAACAAAATTTAAAAATTGGGTGAATCTTTCAACTGATTTAGAGAAATCAAAATGTTTTAGGAATTCTGTAAAATAAAATTCATTTTTTTGTGTTAATATTTTTTCAGGAGAGATAAAAGACATACAAGAAAATTTTTGTCCAGATATTGGTTTATCTTCAGTTAATAAATCAACATATTTAGGATTTTCACTGCCATCACCATTTAATTTTCTTGTAAAATTAACTTCAATGCTATTTTTCATTGACATTTCTAATATTAATATAATTATATTATTTAAGTTTTATTTAACCATAAATATTTATTTTTTTTCTGAATTATTATTATAAGTAATGTTAGATCAACTAGCTTCATTTTTAGATGTGGGTGAACTTTTACGAAGAGCAGTCAAGTACATGGTCGAAGGTATTATGGTTGCCATTGCAGCGTATGCTATTCCAAAAAAATCATTAAATTTAGACGAAGTATTATTAATCGCTTTAACAGCGGCAGCTACATTTTCAATTCTTGATACTTATGTTCCTTCAATGGCGGTTTCTGCCCGTTCTGGAGCAGGATTTGGTATTGGTGCAAATTTAGTTGGTTTCCCAAAAGGACTTTAATTTAGATAATTAAATATTATAATTAATTATCTAAAATCAAAACAATCTTGATAAAATAAACCGTGTATTATTAATATAATACTAAATCCATAAAAAAAATAGAATAAATAATGATTAAAAAATAAACTTTTTAATAAAAAACAAAATAAAATTATGAATAAACCTAATGCCCAATGATGTAAATGAAAATCACCTATATATATTTTACTATTTATTATTAAAGGTGGTATATTTATTAATATTTTAGGATTGGAACCACATTTAATTTCGGTTCCAAAAAATATATATAAAATAAAAACACCAAATATTAATCCAGATATATACATTTTTTCCATATATTATAATTATTTTCTTTTTTATTTTTTTTAATTTATTAAATAGTTGAAATAAATTCCCAATTTAGTTCTTTACAAATTTTTTTCCAAATTTCATCTTGTTCTATTCTTTTTACAGGGTCCTTTAACATTGGGAAAAATGGTAAAAAAGATCTTTCATCTAATAGTTCACACATTTTATATAATACATAATAATAGTTTAAGAAATTAACTCTATCATCTGGACAATGTTTCGCATAAGGTTTTTGAATATCCATAAATAAATTACATAGTTTTTCTTCTAATTGAGGGGTCATTATGGGCGGTTTTATACCCAATTTATCTTTTATAAATGGTATGTGTTCGTAATACTTATTATAACCTAATTTTTTTAATATGTCTTTGGCTTTTAGATTTGTTAAATCATTTAAACCTATTCTTTCTTTTATTATTTGTTTTTTTATACTATCTAAAACTTCTTCTGGTATTTGAGTTGTTTCTTTAGCTTGAAACTGTGCCAATATTTCTCTAAAATGATTTATTCTTTTATAAGCATAAAAACATACTTCTTTTGGTGGTTCTTTATAGCTGGGTTTTTCATGTTGTATTAAAAATTTGTTTTGAGCACTGCATTTTCTACATATTACTAATCCCAAATTCTCTACCGCTATTAATTCACCCTGACATATTGTACAACTTTCATAATCATTTATATAATTATTAATATCTATTAAATCATCATTAATATTTGATAAATATTTAGTAACATTTAAACTTTTCCCGGAATCTTCATCGTTTTTTGTTGTTTTTTCTTTTTTAAAAAAAGAATGTAATATTTTTGTTTTATTGTTACCGTCTTTAACACCCTTTTTATTTTCAAAATATTGAAATATATATTTTGAATTTTCTAATAAATAATTTTTTTTTTCTATTTTATATTTTTTTATATCTTTTCTAATTTTTATTATCAAATCCTTTATTTCTAATTTTTTATCCAAATCCTTTTCTTTCAAAAATTGTTCTTTTAATTTATTTTTTTCAATCTTTAAATTTGGTATGATAGTATTTTCTAACTGGTCAAACCGTGTCATTTTTTCATTGTGTTTATTGTCTAAGGTTATTAAAGTATTTTTGTTCATTTTTATTTTTTTTTTAGCTTTAGGCTTAAAATTTGGCATAATCAAATATATATATATTTTAATATTTATCTATTTAATTCATTATTTACTCAATACAGATAAAAATTATTTAACAAATATTAATTTAATATATATGGATAATACACTTGTTAATTTAAATACCATTAAAGTCGATGCTATTAAAATGCAAAAAATGGTATTTATATACAATGCTTTAGAAGAAGGATGGAATATCGAGAAAAAAAAGGATTTATATATTTTTTATAAAAAACATGAGAATAAAAAAGAAGTGTATCTAGATGATTATTTAAGATCATTTATCGAGGGAAATATTAATTTCAACAAAATTTTATGAATATAAAAATATTATCTAAATTAATTTAATTTACATAATTTTTTTTTCTTTAGCAATAGTATAAATATGGGTGGTGGTTTAATGCAACTCGTAGCTTACGGCGCACAAGACGTTTATCTTACAGGTAATCCTCAGATCACTTTTTGGAAAGTGACATACAGAAGACACACTAACTTTGCTATGGAATCAATTGAGCAAACTTTCAATGGACAAGCAGATTTTGGAAGACGTGTACAATGTACTATTTCCAGAAATGGTGATTTGGCATACAGAACATACTTACAAGTTACGCTTCCAGAAGTTAATAAATCTCATGGAGCAAATAACGCATGTTACGCACGGTGGTTAGATTATCCCGGTGAACAAATGATTTCAATGGTTGAAGTAGAAATTGGTGGTCAAAGAATTGACCGTCAATATGGTGACTGGATGCACATCTGGAACCAACTTACTCTTACTTCTGAACAAGAAGCTGGTTACAACAAAATGATTGGTCAAACCCTTCAACTTACATATTTGATTGATCCTAATTTCGCAAAAATCTCATCTGCTTGTGGCGGTGATGATGTTCCAGATGCGGTATGTGCTCCTAGAGAAGCACTTCCAGAAACAACTCTTTATGTTCCTCTTCAATTCTGGTTCTGTAGAAACCCTGGACTCGCTCTTCCATTGATTGCTTTGCAATACCATGAAGTTAAAATCAACATCGAATTGCGTGCTCTTGATGAAGTTTTATTTGCTTGTAACGCAATTGTTGGGCGTGCACAAACCGCATCAGTAAGTCAAAAATCTACTGCTGCTTATGCACTTTCATTGGTTGCTGCTTCACTTTACGTTGATTACATCTTCCTTGATACTGATGAACGTAGACGTATGGCACAAAACCCACATGAATATTTGATTGAACAACTTCAATTCACTGGTGATGAATCCATCGGATCTTCATCCAACAAAATCAAATTGAACTTCAATCATCCTTGTAAAGAATTGATTTGGGTTGTACAACCAGACAAAAATGTTAACTATTGCGATAGTTTCATTGGTGATAAAGCTCTTCACATGGCTTTGGGTGCTCAGCCATTCAATTACACAGATGCTTTGGATGCTCTTCCAAATACAATCTTGGCTTATGCTAGTATGGACGCAACTAAAGGCGCCGGTGGTGTTATTGAAGTTGGCGCTGGTAATGAAGCAGGTCTTTTTGAAACTGTTTCACAAGGTAATAATGCTGAAGTTGGAGGCAATTCAGTTACGGCAGATATCGATGCTGATCCATTTAAAAATACTGGTCAACTTAGTGGTCTTGGCGAAGGTAGTAAATTATCAGGTGTTACTGATGCGGGTGCTTATGTTTTGGCAGAAACTGCTCTTAACATGCACTGCTGGGGTGAAAATCCAGTTGTCACTGCTAAATTGCAACTTAATGGACAAGACCGTTTCTCAGAACGTGAAGGTTCATACTTCGATGTTGTTCAACCATACCAACATCACACACGTAACCCAGACTGTGGTATTAACTTGTACTCATTTGCTTTGCGCCCAGAAGAACATCAACCATCTGGCACATGCAATTTCTCAAGAATTGATAACGCCACACTTCAATTGGTTGTTTCCGGTAATGCCATTGGTGCATCCGCCACTGCCAAAGTCCGTGTCTACGCCATTAACTACAATGTTTTGCGTATCATGAGCGGTATGGGTGGTCTTGCATACTCCAACTAAGTTTTATACCTAGTTATGCTTTTAATATTTTAATAATATGTAATTTTATCTAATTATATATTAGTTATGACTGATTACAAACACCGTAAAAAAAAGACGCGTAAAAAATCCATTAGAATAAATCCAAAAATGCGTGGAGTATTCACAAAAAAAGCAAAACGAAAAGGAATGAGTGTTCAAAAATACGCAAAATATATCGTAAAGAAATACAAGGGAAAAAAGAAAACAAAACGACAATTAAAACTATTTAGACAAGCCTTGTTTGCAAAAACTGCCAAAAAATGGAAAAAGAAAAAACGCCGGAAAAGAACGCGTAAAAAAAGAGGTGGAGATGGTGATGATGACAATAAAAAGAGAAAAATAGAAGAATCCTCGGGTAGTAGTGGTAGTTCACAATCTACATCCCGACCAACTTCTAGAAGAAGGACAGATGATACGTTAGAAAAATGTAGTCTATGTCTTGAAAATTTAGAAATGCCTGCCAGGTCATTTTGTACAAAAGGACATGGTTTCCACAAACATTGTTTAAATCGTATATTAGTAATGATATCAGAAAATGGGTTAAATCCAGTTTGCCCCATTTGTCGCGGAGAACCAAATGAAAAAGTCAGGAGAAAAATACAGGAAATGCAACACGCCGAAGAGGTAAGACAAAGTGACAACGAACCGTCAGATAATGAATCGTTTGAGAATGAATATTTGATACCAACATTTCAATGCAATTTTTGTGAACACTCAGTACCAGAAAACGATCTTGGAAATCCTCCTGATAATTGGAGACGAATGAACCAGGATAATTTAATGTGTGATACGTGTCAAACCGAACGCTACTTTACATGTGGTCATACACATAGGGTACCTCGTTTCCCCGGTAACTTCTTTGTAGATGAATTTGATTGTGGAGAACACGTTGCTAGGGATTATTACGAGCTTTTGCCGCCAAGATGGAGCACAGTGAATGACGATGGTGATGAGAGAAGAAGATACCGTTGTCCAATACATAGTAGCGGACAATCTTTGATAACGGACCACTTCCAACAACAACAAGATTCAGATGAAGAACAACTAGATTCAGATGAAGAACATGAAGAATATCAAAACACAATGGAAGCAATTGCTAATAATCCAAATCCAAATCCAGATGACACGTAAAAAAAGAATTAAATAAATCAATTAGATACAATTATATTTAATTGATTATGACAGATAATTGGTATTCAGGAGAATATCTTGCCGCGAGAATAATTATAACTATTATATTAACATTTATAACATTTTGGATATTTTTAATTTGTTGTAATAGCGTACGTTCATCATTAAAACATATTTATAGACTTTGTTGTTATAAAAGTGCAACTGTTATACCTGTTCCACAAGCTAGATTTACACTTGATCCCATAGACTCATATGCTAAAGAAGTCCCAATATGCAGGGATGTTATAATATTATAAAAATCAACTTAAAAATTACTATGCAATATAAAGTATAATGCAAATATTTGTAAAGACATTGACGGGAAAAACAATCACACTCGAAGTCGAGGCCTCAGATACTATTGAAAATGTAAAGCAAAAAATCCAAGATAAAGAAGGGATTCCGCCAGATCAACAGCGTCTTATCTTTGCTGGTAAACAATTGGAAGATGGACGTACTCTTTCTGATTATAATATCCAAAAAGAATCAACACTTCATTTAGTATTAAGATTACGCGGCGGAAAATATTAAATAATTTAGTATAAATTTAAATAATATTGTATATATATTATTTAAATGAGTAGCTCAGAAAGTGAAAGTGAGAGTGACAGTTCCACACAAAAACTATGTTTTGAATGTGGTGATGATTCTTTAGATAGCGATTGTACGTTATGTGATAAATTATTTTGTTATAGATGCACAGAAACTTGTAGATATTGTAATAATAATTTTTGTAACTCTTGTGATTCTTTACAATATGTTCCTTCAGAAAAAAATGTAGAATTTGAAGATAAAAGACAAAGACAGTTTTGCATGAGTTGTATTAATCAACACTATACAGAAATAGCGCCTTGGGATAATGGGGATTCTTCTTCATCTGATTCGGATGATAGTGATTCAGATAATAATTAAATTTTTTTACACCAACCATAATATACATGACAACGCATGTCTCCAATAGTATCCCCATCTGTTTCAAAATCTAATTCATTTACTTTATGTATTTCAATCGCAGTAAGAGGTTCATTATAATTTTCTTCAGACGTTGGATAATAATAATTCATTATAGCTTCGGGCAAAATATTATAAAAATTTATATTAGGAAAACACCACGCGGGTTCAAATAAATTTTCAAAATGTCTTATACAAATAGAATACTTTTTTCTATAATAATACTTATAATTAAAGGTATATTGTTTAATCAATAGCCATAAATCCTTAGGAAAATACATTAATATATATAAATAAAAAATTTTTATATATTAATAAACAATTGTTTCTAATGGTTTTCCAGGTATTACTGTTTTTACTTTCCTTTTATTTTCATAAACAGCAATATTTTGTATATTAGAAAAAGGTTTAACCTTATTAGATCCTTTTTTTTTGTTTTTTGATAAAGCATATCCATAACAACACAACATATATTATAATTAAAAATTTAATTTTTAAATATTATTTATTATAACATTTTTGGTATTCTTTTTCCCCTATCTCCGTGCGTCTTTTAATACGTAATTCACTATGATTGTGGCGTGGTTTGGTTAAATACAAACGTCTCAAATTATCCGCACAAGGACATTTTATACCATCTATCAATTTTGCGCAATCACGCACTTCAGTCATTTTCACCCAATTAATGATAGTTGATCTTGTAGCAAACATATTTATCTTATTAATATAAAAAATTTTATATTTATTACATTCAATTTAACTTATTAACTTTTTTAAATATTCCCGTGCTTCTTATTTTTTCTTTTTTAAAATAATCAATAGTATTTCCATTGGTATATAAATATATATTTTTCTTCGCTCTTGACAAAGCTACATATCCCAATTGTTTTCCATTATTACGCCACATATTATGATTATTCATAACTGAAATAAATACATTTTCTTTTGTCATACCTTGTGCTTTATGAATAGTAATAGCATAACCAAGAGTAAGATAATCTCCACTATTTAATTGACTTAAAGTTATTTTTTTTGTATAAAATGGAACTTTTATGTCATCAAATTTAATATATATAATGCTTTTACCTTTTGAATTAATTTTATAATCGTCTATTGTTCCTAACATACCCTTATAAATATCAGGTTCATCATCATCATCATCTTTATCAGGATAATCATTTTGTTCCATTATTATTCTATCACCAACTTGATAAGGTAAATAACTAAAATCACTTTTTCTTTTTTTTAAATATGTTTTTGAGCCTTTTATAACTTTTGCAATGGAACCATCTTCTTTAAGATAAGGATTAAATATATCACGTAATTTAATATTCATATAATTTACAGACATAAACCACGATTTTTGTGTATAATGTGTTGGTATACCTTCATTTCTAAATCTAGGACCGTTTTGGGGGGAAATAAATATTGCATTTTTACCAGTTATTTTTCCTTCATTTTTTAATTTTTTAATTTTTTTTAAAAATTTATCTTCAAATTCATCTTGTTTGCGTTCATAAAAAGCATAATTATTTTGTGTATTTACCAAAGTTGTATGTTGTATTGTAATGCTTTCAAAATTACTTTTGCATATTTGTACTTTTTCTTTTTGATATTTTGTTGGTATTAATTTTTTAGTTGAAAATTCATTTTTTTTTATTGAATCTAGAGCAGATATTATTCCTGTATTATCTGTTCTATAAACGGTAATTAATTCTTTTTGATAAAATCTTTTTGAATTTATTAAATCATTCAATATATCTCCATTACCTATACTATTCAGTTGATCTGGATCTCCCATAAGAACTAATTTACATTTGGAATAACCAATAACATGTATTTTTTTTAAAAGACTATACATTTGAGATGTATTTACCATACTAGTTTCATCAATTACGAATATATATTTTCTATTTTTATTTTTGTCAGATCGTAAATTCTTTTTACTAAGATCTTTATTATATATTATTTTTTTCATAAATGTACCTAATTGTAGAATATTTCTTCTTTCTTCCAATGCCTCTTGCTTCTCCATTGTGGTTATTTTTTTATCCAATGAAATCTTTAGTTGATTTACAGCTGTTCCTGCTATTGTTGAACATATTATAGTAGTGTAAGAATTATTATATAACCAATATCCTATGGCAGCACTTATCGTATGTGTTTTCCCCCTTCCAGGACCACCGTATAAAATGGAAAATCTTTTTTCTAATATCATTTTTACCGCTTCAATTTGGTCATCATCTAAATCTTTATATTCATCTTTTATTTCTTCTTCATCCTCATCATCTAATTCTTCATCTGATCCATTATTCAAATCTTCAAATATATTTTCTATATACCGTTCCATATCATACATTTTTTTTAAACAATATTTTATTGTTCCATCAAAATCTACTTTATAAATAATTTTACTATCAACTAAATTTTCTATTTCATTATCTATTTCTTCTTTATATTTTCTTTTTACAAGTGCTTTTTGATTGTAATATAAGCCTTTATAATTATAACAGTCCTTGCCTATCCGATTACTAATTGTTTTCCGACGGCTATAACAATTTTCTTCATAATCTATTAAATATTCAATAATTAAATCTTTCATTTTATTATTAGTATGATAAATATCACCATCAGACTCATTCCCATTTAATTTGGAATATAAATAACAGAGTTTTTTCTCTTGAAGGTCATAATCTAATTTATGATATTTTATAGCGTTATCTGCTGTTTTAAAAGATACAATATCATTCAAAACTAATTTATACCATACATTCTCATCATATCCTAATATATTATTAAATAATCCCCAAAATAAATCTATTGGATTACTCGAAAAATTAATTTTTAAAGGTATTAAATTCAATTTTGTAATACTTATCTTATATGGTTCCTTAGTCAATTTTTCTATATGTCCAGTAGTTATATTATCTAATAAAATCCTACCTTTATCCAAACGATCTACTGATGGGTATATATCTTTGTAATTATAACTATAACTTTCAAATTGTTCAATATCACATTCTTCTTTTTGCATCAGTTTTTTAATAGATTTTTCATATCTTTCTAATACTCTTTTCTCTATTTCTATTTTTACATCTTTACCCTCTTTTATTTTTTTTGGTTTTGGTTTTGGTTTTGGTTTTGGTTTTGGTTTTGGTTTTACTAAAAATTTCTCCATACCTATAAAAAAAATATAATATTTTATATTTATATCAATTTATTTAATCAGAATCGTGCGGATCCTGCCATGGTGCTTCAACTAATGGACCAGGAGGCGGTGCTTGGTATCTGCGAGAGACAGGTATATTTAGTTTATTTTCTTGTCTTGTAAGTTTGCGTCCTAATTTTTTTGCCATTACTTGTCTTACGCACATACGCGTGTAATTTCTACAATGACAATAACAAGTATTATCACCCGGATAATTATAGTATCTGTCCACCGCTTCTCGACCGTGCCACCACCATGTTGGCGGTTTTTTTCCAGTAAATTCAAAATCATGAATAAATACTTCAGGTTTTGTAATTACACTTACTTCCAATTCTCCTGTTTTGTCTGACGTATAGACATTACCTTTTTGTTTTTGATGTCTTTTACAACAATTACATTTTAAAAATTTTTGGCAAGTATTTTCTGGATCACAATTCCGAACAGAACGAAAACGAAATGCTTGGTCCATAATCAAATCTAATGGAAAATTTTGTTTGTGAATGGAATAGTAATAATACATCATTATTTTGTCTGTTATCTCAGCCGGAACATGTTGAGATGGAACTTTTTTAATAAAAGTATCCACCAAAAGAGATTCTAATTGCTTGTGTTTCAAAGTCATGTTGATTTGGATTAATAATGTATAAAAAAATAGTTTTTTAATTTCAATTTAATTAATCAAATTCAACACCCTCACTCTCCAAATCTCTTTTCAAATTCTTATAATTATTAGTCACTTCATGTATTAATTCTTTACTAAAATTATAATCTGCCATAATACTCCATACCAAACAATCATATTCTTCATCCCACGCCTTGTTGATCTCTTCCAAAATTTCCTTAATAATTGTCTTATCCTCATTTAGCGCTTTAATCAACCACTTATGCTTACCATGTCCTCCCAATATATCTACTCTTTTACCAATATCACCTTCATCTATACTGACTAACTTACCAACTCCTTTCATCAATACATTTCTCCCATTAAAATCACTCACTCTAAAAATACCTCGAAATACTCCAATCTTAACAAATTCCTTCAACAATTTTCTATTTTCCAACATCATGCCCTTCCATGCGCCTATTTCAGTTCCGGGTTCAATCTTATCCATTACACAATAAACAACCTTTACTTTTACATCTTTATTATCCCCAACACATGGGCCCCAACTCACCATTTTCCAATTATTTACCCAACTTTTTTTACTCCTATCTTCTTTCTCAATTCTAAAATTACTTGTAATTCTTTTCATTCCGATCTTTTCTAATCCAAATAAATTTTTACATTCATCCAATACACAATAATCTCTATTATAATTCATACTTTTTCTACCTTCTTTCCAAATTTTTCCTTCATATTCAAAACACATAACTTTATTTCCACATGTATTTTCAGTGCATAGTTTTATTTTATTTACGTCAATAGTTTTCACATCAACAAATTCCAGATCTTTTTCCAAATCATCAAAATTAGGTTTTCCTCTCATCTTTTTAATTCTTTTATATTTTTCTTTTCTAATCTCTTCTCTGGTTTTTTCCGTTTTAGCTTCAACCTTTACAATTTTTTTTTTTATAATTTCACTTTTTTTAAAATAAAATTTAATATCCTTTTTTAACTTGTCATTTTCCGCTTTAATTTTTTGATTTTCCGCTTTAATTTTTTTTATTTCATTTTCCATTTCTCCAATAGACATTTTTTCAAATTCATCCTTTTTCTTTTTTTCCTTTTTCTTTTTAGAGCGAACCGGATTTAATGTCTTTTCTATAATATAATATTCTCTCCA